TTTCATCGAAAACGTGCTGGTCGAGATTGTGGCGGTGTTCAACGCCGTCACTACCAACGTCCTCACGGTAGGCACCATCGGCGCGACGTACAACAATATCGTCGCTGCGGGCGATGTGAACGAGGCTGCGCTGGGCGTCTACCAGGCGACCCGCGGGTTCGGTCGATCGCTGACGGCGGCCGGCGATGTGCTGCCCTACGCGCAGTACACGCAAACCGGCACCGCGGCGACCACGGGGCAGGCCATTATCGTCATCTTCTATGAGGGCGGCTGGTCGACCTAATCGCTTTCGGCGGATCGTAAAGGGAACGGACCATGAAAAATCTTGCGACGAAACTTCTCTCCGGCGCTCTTGCGCTGGTGCTGACGGCGGGCCTGGCGCTCGGCTTCACCTCCGTTTTCGACGGCATCGGCCTCGGGTCGACCACGGCGCCGGCGCTCACGTCCTGCGGCACCTCGCCAGCGATTGTCGGAACCGACTTGGCTGGCACGGTCACGATGGGCACCGGCACGCCGACGGGCTGTGTGATTACCTTCAACACGGCCAAATCGGCGGCGCCGCATTGTGTGGTGACGTGGATCGCGACGCCGCTGGCTTCGCAGTCCTATGCCACCTCGACTACGGCAATCACCCTGACGCAAACCGCGACGTCCTCGAATGTCGTGAAGTATATCTGCGTCGGCCTGTAAAATAGTCTGGGGCGCCTTCGGGCGCTCTCCGCATTCTCGGAAGCAAGGGCCTCGCCATGTGGATCAAACGGCTTCTTTTGAGCGCAGCGCTCCTGGCCGGGGCGCTCGTGGCCGCGCAGGCGGTGAATATCACCGGTGTTGATTCCAAGGGCGCCAATAGCGTCGTATCTATGGGATACGAAAAGCTATCGGTTACGGACGCGATCACGGCGACGGCAGGCGGTGGGCAGACGAATGCGGTGCTGCTTACGTCGGGCATCAACCGGGTTACGGTGGTTGGCACCGCCGGCGATAGCGTGAAATTGCCGCTTTGCCAGACGGGCCCGGCCAAAGCGGTCGGCGGCGGGCAGCCGGTCAATACCATCGGTCTGGTGATGTACGTCATCAACGCTGACTCGACGGATTCGATGGACGTGTTCCCCTCCACCGGCGGGTCGATCAACGCCATTGCGGCGAATTCGGCCTATGCTGTGGCAGCCGGTAAGACGGTCGGGTTTCTCTGCAGCCCGGGCGGCACGATCTGGTACTCACTCCTTGGGGGTTGAGGCTGGTGCGTAATGGCAAACACGCTCGCAGATATGAAGGCGCGTATTGCGAGGGAGCTTGCGCGTTCTGATCTCACGACCCAAATCGCTGCAGCTATCAACGACGCGATAGCGATCTGCCAGAAATATCGGTTTAAGTTTTCCGAGGCCAAAAGCGACGGTTCTCCGCCGTTTTTTGTCACGGTTGCCGCGAACAGCTACTATCCCCTTCCCGCTCCCGGCATGTTTCAGATCGATTATATGGAGCGCGTCGATCCGACCACTCCTCCGGGCGCGCCGGGCGCGAGGGTATCGCGCGGCCAGCCGGAACTGGTGCGAGCGCGCCAGATACAATCCGGCCCTCCGACTAAATTCGCCATTGAAGGCGAGCAGATCGTTTTAGGGCCAGCGCCGGATGCGGCTTACACCATTATCGTGCATGGTCAGTTGAAGATTGCGGCCCCGGCCAGTGATGCTGAGGCCGGCAATCGCTGGATGACGGACGGTGAGCGGCTTATCCGCCTGTTGGCCAAGCGCGAGATTGCCCGCGACGTCACCCGCAACAGGGTAATGTATGATTTGATGCACGAGGCATTTTTCCTCGAGGGGTCGCAGATGATAAGCGAGAACGACCGATTGTTGTTCTACGAAGCCATGAAACTGCAAACCGAATTGGTCAAAGGCCAACAGGAGATAATCGCCAAGCCATGACAGCCTGGACCATTCTCGACATGAAAGACAGGATCGCTGCCGAGCTCAAGCGGGCCGATCTCGTGGAGGAGATTGGGAACGCGATCGGGGATGCGATCCTCATTTATCAGAAGGAGCGGTTTCGGTTCAACGAACTGCAGCCGCTTTCGCCGTTCACGTTCAATACGGTGCAGGGTGTGGCGTATTATGGTGTTGCGGTCGACGCGCGCATTCCTAAACTCTACAAAATCGACTACCTGAATTTCCTGCTTGGAAACGTCACCACTCAAATGCACCGCACCACGCCAGAGGCGGTTTACCTGGCGCTGCAGGCTAATCAGCAGGCCGGGCCTCCGTCAGAATGGGCTTGGGATGGCCAAACCATCATCATCTATCCGCGGGCACCGGCACAGGTTTTTCCGATTACGGTTCTCGGCTACATGCAAGTCGATGGCCCGGCGAATGCGACCGAGACGACAAATCCGTGGATGAATGAGGCCGAACGCCTGATCCGGTCGCGCGCGAAATACGAAATCGCCCTGCACGTCACTCACGACAAAGACATGCAGGCGGCGATGTCGCCGGATGAGCCTACCGATTCTAACCAACCGCTCGGCGCGTCGCTGCGCTACTATCGGGAGCTTAAAGCTGAGGCAAACAAGATTCGCGGAACAAGTCGCGTTCGCGCAATGCAGTTTTAAACCATGGCAGTCTATCCGTTCCCCGCCTATCGTCCGGATTTGACGGATATCGGCACCGCTTCTTCGGCACTTATCCTTGGAGTGACTCCGAGGGGAGACGGTTATGGGCCGTTCAAGGATTTTACCGATTTCACGCAAGCGCTGCCGTCGAGTTGCCGGGGCTTCTTTTTTGCGCGGCGCAGCGACGGGTCGATTGCGGTATTTGCTGGAACGTCGGCGCGGCTTTATCTGCTGAACAATATCACTTTCGTGTGGGATGATGTTTCGAAGGGTGGCGTTCCCTACGGCGATCTGGTGGCAAGCGATAATTGGCGATTCGCGCAATTCAACGAACTAGTGATTGCGGTTCAAATCAACACGGTCCCGCAGAAATACACGCTAAATGTCGGGGGGGCGTTTGCTGATCTGGGCGGCTCTCCGCCGCAGGCCGCGCATATCGCCATCGTTAACCGGTTCGTGTTGCTGACGGGGCTGCTAGCCAATCCGCGGCGCGCGCATTGGTCTGATTTGGATGCGCCGGAGACATGGACTGCTGGAATCGGGCTGTGCGATTTTCAGGATTTGCCGGACGGCGGCGTGGTGCATGCCTGCTCTGGTGGCGATGCTTACGGTGTGGTATTTCAGGATGAGGCGATCCGGAGCCTTACCTATGCGCCCGGCTCGCCGGCGGTGTTCCAGATTGTCCGGATTTCGACGCAAGACACGCTTGATTTCCAGTATTCGGTGGTCAACGCCGGGACGCGGACGTTTTTTCACTCGGCGCAAGGTTTCAAGGTCATCGTGGCCGGCGGTGAGCCCGCGCCGATTGGCAAGGAATATGTGGATACGTTTTTTGCTGGCGACGTCGACGCCAGCCAACCGCAGCTTATGCAGGGCGCGTCCGATCCGCAGGGCACACGCGTCTTTTGGGCATATAAATCGCAGGCCGGGAATGCTGGGCTATTCGACAAGATGCTTTGTTTCGACTGGTCGATAAAAGAGCGGCCGTGGTCGCTGATCCCGATGTCGGGGCAGTATCTCGGCTATCTGGCAAAGCCCGGTCTGACACTTGAGGGGCTGGATGCGATCGCGCCAACGCCGTTGAATGTGCTCGGCGCCGCAGCGACGCCTGGCGGGAGCGTCTTTGGGGCCGGCAAGGTCCGGCTGACGCTCAACGCTATAGGCAACGCCAATTTCAACATAGGTGGCCAGAACAGTATTACGGTGTACGGCATTCTCGGTACTGTTGAGGCAAACGGAACATGGCTTTCGTTTGCGGTAGTCGACGCGACACATATCGACATCAACGTGGCGTTTGTAAATGCCTATGTCAGTGGCGGCCATATCGGGGGCTCCCTCGACGCGCTGCCGTTCTCGCTGGATAGCATTTCGACGGCGGCCGTGGCGGCGCTGGCGGCGGTCGGGCCGGCAAGCACGCTCGGGTTTTTCACGGGGGAAAATATTGAGGCGATCTTGGAAACGGCAGAGGAGGATGATCCCGGGCCGTACCTGTTCATTGCAGGTGTTGCCCCGATAACTGATTCTCCGGATGCGCTGATCTCGGTAGGCTATCGGATGCGGCCGCAGAATATCGTCGCTTATACTGACGAAACTCAGGTGAACCAAAGCGGGATTTGCCCTCAGATAATCGAGGCGCAGTATGCCAAAGCCCGTCTGCGAATCCCGGCCGGTTCGGTGTGGAAATATGCGCGCGCGGTGATTCCTGACGTTCAACCGGCGGGAGAGAACTGATGGCTATTCAGGTTCCGCGCGATCTCGGGTTTAATATTGCTGGATGGCGTCGGCTGGTCGACGCGGTTTATCAGTTGGTCGAGGGGCGCCACAATGCGGCGGACCGATTTACGCTGACGCCTGGCGCGACGACGACAACTGTGAACCATCCGAATTGCTCGAAAGACTGCGAGCCTCAGTTTTCTGCGCGCACGGCGAACGCCGCGGCCGCGCTGGCGACAACGTATATCAGCGCAGTTGGCCAAGGGAGCTTCACTGTCACGCATCTAAATTCGGGCGTGGCCGATCGTACCTTCGGTTACACGGTCACGGGGGGGTGATGGCGATTGTGGTCACAGCGTTGGCTCCGGGTGCGGCGGCGTCGCAATGGTCTGTGCTGCGCGATATGGTCGACGTCGGCTATGCTGCTGGCGGCGATTTCATGCCGGAGGATTTGCCGGATCAAATCGCGGCTGGCAAGGTCATGATCTGGGTCGCGCTGGATGATAAGACGGCGCAAGTTCTGACGGTGGTTACGACGGAATTGATCCCGATGCGCCTCGGCTTGGTGTGCTGGATCGGCCAATGCGGCGGCGAGCGGATGCGCGAGTGGGTTCGGTTCATTGTCAAAATCGAGGAATACGCGCGGGCGGAGGGATGTGTTAAGGTGATCGTCAAGGGCCGCTTCGGCTGGGAGCGGATTTTGGAAGGCTACAAAATTCGCACGGTCACGCTGGAAAAGGTGCTCTGATGACGGAAAGCACAAAGACGACGCAGCAGGCGCAGAGCAGCCAAACGCGGCCGTGGGAGCAGGCCACGCCACTGGTGCAATCGCTTTTCAGTCAGTACGGCGGGCTCAATCCTGGCGTGACGGCGAATCAGGGCGGCGCACTGACAAAACTCAACGCCGATGTGTCGTCCATTCCGAATTTGGGTGCGGCTGGCACCGGTGCCGTCAACAATCTGTTTTCGAGCGCAGGCAGCGCGCCGCAGGTCGGCATGCTGAATACCGCCTATGACACGCTGCGCACGAATCTCTTGCCGACCGCGAGCGGGGCGAACCTCAACCCATACAACACCCCGGGATTCGGCGACGCGATCAGGACTGCGATCAATGACACGACGGACAAGGTGAAGGGTGTCTATGCGGGCTCGGGCCGGGACCCGTCGGGTGCTGGATCGTTCGCGCAGACGCTTGGCCGCGGCATCACGCAAGGAATTTCTCCGGCCATCGCCAGTCAGTACAATACCAATTTCGGCAACATGCTGACTGCGAACAATTCGATTTTCGGCGGCGCCGGCACCACGGCCTCGGCCATCAACAATCTGCGCGCGGGCGACACGTCGACAACGCTGGCGGGTTTGCAGGGTGCTGGCGCGCTTCCGGGCCTTTATATGGCACCTGGCGCGGCGGCGGTCGGCGCGGCAAACGCGCAGTATTCGCAGCCGTTCCAGAATCTTGCGCAATTGCTGCAGCCTTCCGTAGCGCTGGCCGGGCTTGGCAGCAGCTCCACTGGTACGGGGGACTCGGTGCAGACGTCGAAACCGTCGCTCATGAGCACGATTGGCCAAGGCATCGGCGCCGCTGGTACGGTATCCGGTATGCCGTGGGGCAGCATCTTGAGCAGTTTGGCAGCATTCTCGGATGAACGGCTGAAAGAGGATGCGGCACCGGTCGGCAAGCTCAATGACGGTCAGACCGTCTGGAAATATCGCTACAAGGGCGATCCGGTGCCGCGCATCGGGCTTATGGCGGGCGAGGTAGAGCGTTTCCGGCCAGAGGCGGTTGGCGTGCATCCATCAGGGTTCAAAATCGTGAATTATGATCTCGCAACGCGTGGTGCGCGCGTCGGTGCATTGCAGAGGGCGGCGTAGACGATGGAAATTGTTCGCTCAAAAGAGGTTCGCGAGAGGTGGCGGTACTATCGTCGCGCCAAAAAAGGTCAAATCCCACGCGACGCCGCCGATATATTGAAGCGGGAGAAGATAGCAGCGCGGCATGCAGCTTTGGCTCGCGGCGATGGCTTATTTTATATTTCAGTTCCTTGCCGCAACGGTCACATTGGACCGTGGAACGCTAGGGCAAATTACTGTGTCGCATGCATTGCCAATAACAATAAAAAATGGCTGGCAAAAAACAGAGACCGCGAAACCGAAAAGAAACGGAACTATCACGTAAAAAACAAAGAGCGCCAAAAGGAAGCCAATCGAATTTGGGACGCGGCTAATCGCGATAAGGTGAACGCGGTAGAGAGGAATCGAAGGGCCAGAAAGAAAGCCGCCATCGGTTCTCACACAGCCCAAGACATATTGGATATCAGGGCTATGCAAAATGATCGGTGCGCGTATTGCCGATCGTGCGTCAAAGGCAAGAAGGGGCATGTAGATCATATAATGCCGCTGGCGCTGCGTGGCAGGAATAGCAGGGACAACCTGCAAATACTATGCAAGCTGTGCAATTCTTCGAAGGGAGCAAAACATCCTGTTATATTCGCACAACATATCGGGAGGCTGATTTGACGTGGCTTGACGATGCGTTGGCTTCGATCGCCGCAAGCGGCGAGGGTGGGGCTGCGGCCATCCCGGCGCCGGAGGCCGCGCCGTTCTCGCTGGCTGGCTGGATTCGAGACACGGCGGAGGCGCGTGGCAAGGGGAATATGCCGTGGGACCCGACATCGGCCGATCTGCGCTATCCGGCTGGCGGCGATCCGATGACGGCTGGCGGCCCCGTTTCCAATGGTCCCGGCCTTCCGTCTCCGCCGAATCCCCTTGGTACTGCCGGGACTTTCCCGATTGGACGGGTTGGGCCGCAGCCCGATATTTCTATGATGGCAACTCCTGCCGAGTGGTCGCCTTTTGGGCCGCCGCCCGCTCCTGCGCCTAGCGCTGTGCCGCAGATGGCTGCGCAGCCTGCCATTCCGGGGTTGAATAGCCCGATGGGGGGCGGCGGCGCGCCGTTTTCGATTGCTGGGCTTCCCCCATCAATGGCGGCCGCTAAGCAAATGGCGGCACCTCCGGCTCCTGATCCGACGGCGCAGCAACCGCCGGTTCCGGGCTTGGTCGCGCCTGGTGCGGTGCCCGGCGTTCCCGGCGTTCCCGGCGCTCCTGTGCGGTCGGTGCCGCCGGTGGTCGCGCAGGGGGATGAGGAGCCGCCGCCTGTGGCGTCGACGGATATCGGCGCGCAGCGTCGCAACGTACCACCTGCGGCCGCGGAGACTGCGCTGGCGGCTGCGGAGCCTTCCTTCGGGGATAGGCTGCGCACGGGGGGCAAGGGCTTGGCGGATGCGCTCCGGGAGGCGAGCCCGTCCATGATTGCGCTCGGCTCGGGGCTCGCCAGTGGCGATTGGAGCACCGCTGCGACGTTGGCGGCGGCGCGGAACAAGCGCGCAGAGGATTTGGCGCTGCAGGGGCAGCAAGGCAATGTGACGGCGCGGCTGCTGGCGTCCAAGGGTGCCTCGCCGCAGGAAATAGCGGCGGCTGCGGCCGGTGGCCCCGATGTTCTCAAGGCGCTAGTCGCGCAGTACGTCGGCAAGGATAAATTCAAGGTTGTCCAAACCGGCGAGAATGATCGTGGTCGTAAGACATTCCAGCTTATGAACGAGCAGGACGGAACCTTCAAGAAAATCCCCGGCGCTACCGTCGAGGGTGACAATGCCTCGGACGCGGCTGCGGCGGCTGGTATCACGGGCGACAATTTCTTGCAGACGGTCCCGAACGCGCAAGATCGCTCGCTGATTAAGCAGTTGACGCAATACGATCTCGATCCCGGCAAACTGTCGGCTAGGGGAGGCAATCGGGAACGGCTGCTGGCGCTCGCCGAACAATATGATCCAGATTACAAGGCCGCGCTGTACGCGCCGCGCGCCGCCGCGTTGAAAGAATTCACGTCCGGAGGTCAAACGTCGCCGGCCGCCATCATCACAAATGGCAATACGGCGATTCAGCATTTGGGCCGGATGAGCGAACTGGCCGATAAGCTCGGTGGCGTGAACAAGGCGTGGATTTTGAACGGCGCAATAAATTGGGCCAACGTCACGCTGGAAGATTTGAAGAATAATCCGGACCTTGCACGCTACAAGGGCGCGCAGGATCGTTTTGTGGAAGAAGCCACGAAATTCTATCGCGGGGTCGGCGGCAACAAGGCCGATATCGACCGGGCATTGGCCATCCTGAAACCTGGCCAGTCGCCGGAGGCGCGGCAGGCGGCTATTCAAGAGCAAGCCGAACTGATGCAGTCCAAGATCAACGCGCTGCAGGATCGATTCAAATCGGCGGTCGGTCCGTCGGGATGGAAAAAGGCAATCGGTATGGCGGGAACGGAGTTTCCCATCGTGCAGGAAAAGAGCGCCGCCGAATTGGAGAAAATCCGCAAGCGCGCGGCTGGTGAAAAGGTCGATACGCCTGCGGCGAAGGCGGTCAAGCCGGGCAATTACGTCTACCGCAACGGTGCTTTGGTGCCTGAATGACGATCAAGGTAACGGGACCTGACGGCTCGAATTTCTCGTTCCCGGACGGCACTCCGGAGGGCGAGATTACCGGCGCGATGGCGAAGCATTACGGCGACGCGCCAGCGGTGGAGCCCGTGACCACGAATAAGGTGGCGCGCGCGGCCGCCACGGGCGTTCCGATTGTCGGTGGCGTGCTGAATCAACTGGATGCGGCGACAAATGCCGCGCTGGCACCTGTTCTCAATCCGCTTTTCGAGGAAAAGGACCAATTGAAGGGCGCGACGTTTGCGGAGCGGCGGCGGGAATCGCTGCGCCAGCAAAACGAAATGGATAGGTCGTTTTCTGAGTCGCACCCCATTGTCGATACTGCCGCGAAAATCACCGGTGGTGTGGCGGGTTCCATTCCCGCGATGACGGCCGCGCCGGCGGCCTTCGGGTTGACGGGTACGTTGCCGCAGATGGTGACACGCGGCGCGGCGTCGAATGCCGCAGTTGGTGCTGTCGATGCGCTGGTGCGAGGCGAGGACCCGGCTGCGGCGGCTGCGGTCGGCGGTGTGGTCGGTGCTGGCGCGCCACTGCTCGCGCGCGGTGTCGGCCACCTGGCGCGCGGCATCAAGGAATGGCGCAATCCCACGCCACCGGTGGCGCAGAATGTCGAGCGTGTGGCCGGCGTCGATGTGCCCCTGCACCAAACGCTTGATCCGGCGATAGAGGCCCGCAAGGAAATCATGCGGCGCGGCGCGGCTGGAACTGAGGCTGAAAAGATAGCATTGGCGGCCGATGAGCAGGCGCAGCGTGCGGTCGCGGAGGCGAGCGGCAACATCGGGCGTTCGCTTGATCCCACCGGTGCCACTGCCCGCACCGCGCCGCAGGCGGCCGGCGAGGTGGTTCAATCCGAATTGGCGGCTCAAGCGGCGGCGCGCGAGGCTGCGGCGCAGCAACAGGCTCTCCGGGTGGCTGCGGAGGGCGAAAGCCTTGCGCGGGGCTTGGGTGGCGGCGCGGCTCCGGTTTCGGCCCTTGATGCGGGGGAAGGGATCGGGGCCGCGGTTGCCGCTCGGCGCGCGTCGGCAATTGAGCGCACGAAGGCCGCCTATAAGGCGCGCGATACCGTGGAAGGAACTTTCGATGAAAGCGTGCCGCACGGGCTGGCGGAGGATATCCGCACGCGGCTGAATTCCGGAGAAAACCCTATTTGGGTCGATCCAACGAACGAATCCACCGCAAATCGGGCGCTGAAACTTATCGACCAGACACTTGGCCGCGATAGCGGGGTATTTGAGAACGCGGCGGGACCGAAACCGGCCTTGGCGACGCCCGCAGCCGCGCCAGCGTCCGATATCGCGGATAATATTGCGGCGTTGCGTGCCAAGTTCGGTGATACCGTCGCAGATGCCTACGCCCGGCAGCATAGCGAGGCGCAGCCGCTAAGTTTGCTGGAATTCATTGCGTCAAAGGGAGGGCTAAAGCCACACCCGGAACTCGATGCGATCGGGTTGGGCCACGGCCATCGTTCGCAGATACCTGGTCAGTCTGGGTTTTTTGGGACCGTCCGGAAAAACGGTTCCGAAATTGACCGCATGCGCGAGGCGGCGCAAGAGGCTGGCTATTTGCGCGGGGCGCATGGTGAGACATCGACACCAACGCAATTCTTGGATGCGATCGACGCTGAACTGCGCGGGCAAAAGAAGTATCCGGAAGGCTTTGATGGATTCGTTAACAAGAAAACGGCCGCAGCGCGCACTGGGCGAGAGGGTGCCGAAATTGATCGCGTTATGGCGGGACACGAAAGGGATTTGGCGGAGGCCGGCCATGGTGAACTCGGCGCCGACGTTCGCAAGCGCGCCGTGACGCTGATGCATGAGGAGGGAATGGCTGCCGACGACGCGGTGGAGCATGCCTTCCGGCAGTTGGAGCAGGAGGACGCGACGGGGGCTCATGCATCCGGCTTCCCGGGCGATAGGGCGGTGCCGGCCGCTCCGGTGCGGGGTCCGGTTGACTTGAAAGCGATGGATGAAGCTCGAAAGCGCCTTGTCACCATGTACGGCGATGCCAAGTCGGCTGCTATTCGGTCGGGCGACAAGTCCGATCTGCGCGCAATGGGCAAGATTCTGGCCGAATTCGATAATTCGATCAGCGACGCGCTGGCGTCGGGTAAGTTCTCCGGCGATGCTGCGCTCGCGAAGGAGTTGCAGGATGCGGCGCGGAAGTCGCACGCTGAATACCGGCAGACGTTTTCCAGCCGCGGCCCCGGCGATGAAATAGGCCGGAACGTCGAAAAGATTCTAGGGCGCTATAGCGATACGGCGGCAACGCCAGAGGAAATCGCCAAGATGTCTTACGGGCCGAAATCCAGCCCAGGCACCGGGGCGGTAGTCAAGACGGCGCTGCGACTGCAAAAAATCTTGGGCGAAAACTCGCCGGAGTGGGGTCAATATAAATCCGGGCTTTTCGCCTATGTTGACGACGCCAGCCTTTCGCCGGCGAAGCGGGCGGCTCGCATTGACGGTTTTTTGAATACGAGTTTGGCAAAAGGCGCGCTTACAGCGGAGGATCGCGCCGGTATGTCGCGATATGCGAATAGCCTGCGCGCGGCGGAGCCTCGAGGCGGTCCGGTTAACGAGGTCGAGCGGGCTGTGGCGCGGATCGCCGGAACGGACGGCCATCTGCCGGCGTCGCCGACTGAGGTGGCGGATATGCTGTTCTCGAGGTCCGGCAAGGGCGACAAGGGGTTATCGGTCCGCTTGGCGCTGCGGCTCAAAAACGATTTGACGCCGGAAAGCTGGTCGTCGGTCCGTCAAGGCATGTGGGAAAAACTGACGAATGCTGGCGAGGGCAAGATCGAATTCGGTCCGCAGGCGCTATCACAGCGTCTCCATGAATTCCTCAACGAAAGTGGCAAGCCGCTGGCACGCGTGCTGTTCTCCAAGGCGGAGCGCGAGGAAATGGCGAAGCTCGCCAGCGTCTACAAGCGCATGACGCCGCTCAAGGGCACCACCAATCCGTCCGGCACGGCGCCGATGCTGGCCAAGATCGCAAAAAAGGCGAGCAACAATATTCTGGCGCTGATCGGGCTCGGCGCGCACGGGGTTTCGGGGGCTATTGTCGGCCACGCTATCCAGCGCGGCGCGGAGGGCCTGAAAGATGCACGGGCAGGAAAAGAGGCGGTCCGGCTATTCTTCGGTCCGCAGGCGCGTAGGCCGGTGGTTAGCAGCCGGCTCCCTCAACTTATCGGCGCTCCCGCAGTCGAGGCTTCGCAGCGGTAGGTTCGATGAGGTGGGCGACGACGATGCAGGCGAAGATGACGGGAATGGCCGCGAGAGGTCCGGCGTGATAAACGAGAGCGAGCGCGGCAAGTTTTAAGGCGAGTAGAATCAGGAAAAACGGGACGATCAGCATGGACGGCCTTGAAATAGTTCGCGGTTTGATAGCCCGGGGGTATCCCGCGCATCAGGCGGCCGCGCTCGCCGGCCATTTCCTGCAGGAGTCGGGTGGAAATCCGTCGGCCATGAATAAAGATGAGGGGGCTTTTGGCTTAAGTCAATGGCGCTTGGATCGCCGGGCCAATCTGGAAGCGTTCGCTCGGGCGCAAGGCAAAGACCCGTCCGACCCGAATGTGCAGCTTGATTTCGTCGGGCACGAATTGAGCGGGCCGGAGAAAAAGGCGGGATCGGCGTTCTTGGCGGCACCGGATGTCGCCAGCGCCAGCGCGGCCCTCAAGCCGTACATTCGGTTCGGCGACGATTCGGCCGGGACGCGGCTGGCGAACGCGAACGGGCTTTTCCAGCAAATCGGCGCGCCGGCACCGGTGGGCGCGCTGGCCGCGGCTCCCGCGGCGCCGCCGGTGCCGGTGGGCGCTTTGGCCGCGACACCATCGGCTCCGGCCCCGACGATGGCGCAGGGCCTCGGCGCGCTCGGCAAGACGCTGGCGGGCCCGCAGGAGCAATTCGACCCGGTGCGGCCGCTGCAATTGCCGCAAGCGAATATCGGGCAATCGCAGCAAATCGCCTCGGCGCTGGCCCGGGCTTATGGCATAGGAGCATGACATGATGAGGCTCGGCAGGTTTTTCCAGATTGCGGCGCTGATCCTGCTCGCTGCGGGCGCGCAACCTGCGCTCTCTGCATTCTGGCAATGGTCTCCTACGGCGGGGAATAACGCTACGGTCGATCCAACCATCAATTGGCAGGAGGGGATGGCCCCGTCGGCGGTGAACGACTCCGCGCGGGCGATGATGGCGGCGCTGGCCAAAGCCCGCAATGACACGACAACGTCGAACATCACCACGGGCGGCACCTCAACGGCCTATACGTTCTCGAGCAATCAGGGTTTCGACACGATCGCGCACGCCACCAATCAGATTTTCCTTGTTTATTTTCACACCGCTAACGGCGCAAATCCGACAATGAGCGTTGACGGGCTCGGGCAGTTCCCGATTTTTTATGATTCTGGCGTCGCCGTCCCTGTGGGGGCTCTGAAAGCCGGCGCCGGATATTTCGTCGGGTTTTACGGGGTGCAGTGGAATATCATCGGCCTGGTCGACAATACCTACAACCTGCCGCTCGGCGCCTATCTCTATACCAGCGTAACCTCGGCGCCCAACGCCAATTTTGTCGCCGCGAATGGCGGCTGTATTACGCGAACCACCTATGCGGCGTATTTCGCTCTGGTCAGCACCACCTATGGGGCGTGCGATGGCGTCTCGACGTTCGGCGTGCCGGATATGCGCGGTCGCGTGGCTGCGATGCTTGATGGCGGCGCTGGCCGGTTGACCAATGCGGCGAACGGCTGCGGGACGGCTTTCAACACTCTCGGCGTGGCGTGCGGCAACGAAAGCGAAACGCTTACGCTCGCGCAATTGCCCTCTGGAATAAATTCGACCGTTACCGTCACCACTGCAACAAACAATGTCGGCGTGATCCCGATATCGTCGGGGGCGGTCAGTAGCCTCCAAACGCAGGGTGCGGCCACAACCAACATTACGCCGAATAACAGCGGCGGCAGTTGGTCTGGCTCTACTTCTCTGGCCGGTAGCGGCTCCGGCTCTGCTGCCTCCAACAATACCAGCGGCACGGCGCATCCGATCGTGCAGCCTACTTACGGCGTCAACGTCTTTGTGCGGGTGATCTAGTGGGCATCGTGAAAACCGATATCCGGACAACCAGGGAGAGGGCCGCTCAAATCCGGTTTTATCCGGCGTCGCCTATTGTGGCGACCAATGTCCAAGAGGCAATTGAGGTCATTGCTGCGGGAGTCGTTGGCGCTTCGGTTTTGGTGACGGCGGCGATGTCGCCATATACTCCTCCGGCTAGAATCACCGATCTTTTGGTGGATACAACTGGTGGGGCCGTGACGATTGTTCTCCCGTTGGCTGCGGCGCGGGACGGCCTGCCGGTGTTGATTAAAGATGTGACTGGCAATGCGGATGTGAATAATATCAC